GCCGTTTGTAAAAGGGAGTGTCCACGCAACCATCTCTCCCTTTCCTTTCTTTTATCCTATATATGTATATGCAAATGGACATTAATAAGATATTTGACTTATTTGGTTCAGCAGAATTTGACACTCCATTAGAGAAGAAAGCCAAAGCTGCTGATGATCTTATATTGATCCAGGAAACACCTATGTTTTGGATAGGCATGCTTAAGAAAATTATCTTAAATAACCAATCCTTTTATCACCAACTCAAACATAATTTACCTACTGATTTAGTTAAGGAAATGGCAGGCCTAGATGATATGGCTGAGATGGTAACTTATTCTAGGGCTTGGTTTTATGCTTCTAAGCTTGATCTAAAACGTAGGGTAGATGTAGATGCGATATTAACATTCGCAGATGATAATTTAGTTTATGCTTTAGCTTTAACTATTAAATTCTTTGAGGGTAAAGAAGAGTACGAGAAATGTGCTCACCTCAAACAAATTCAAGATATGGTTGAAAGACTCATCAAGTAAACTTGATTCTTATATACATCTATATTATCTTATAACCCAATAAAAACATTTCATAATGAGAAATCCAGAAATCGCCATGCAAAAGCTTGAGAAGCTTGAAGGCAAACTTAAAACAATGTACGTGATGCTTACCCGTCCAGGTGTAACTGCGGACCAATACAAACAAATGTTAAACGAATCAGAAGAAATTATCGCTGATCTTAAAACTATGATTCAACGAGTAGGTTAATCTAAATAAAAAGTTATGAATCTCACAGCAGAACAAATCCAAAACAATTGGGGAGTATTTTTAGGTTTTATTAGAGAACATATCTCTTCACCTCGTAAAGAAAAACTCCTAGACTTCTATAATCAGTATGCTGATCGCTTAATGCTAATGCCTGCTGCTCATAAAAAAGAATACCACAATGCTTTTCCAGGTGGTTATGTAGAACATGTTATTCGTGTTGTGCGTTGTGCTCTTAAACAACATCAACTGTGGGCTGATGAAGGAGTAGATACAGACACATATACTATTGAAGAGCTTGTTTTTGCTGCGATCAACCATGACCTAGGTAAGATGGGTGATGAAGAAAATGAAGCTTATATTCCCCAAACTGATGAATGGAGACGAAATAAGCTAGGTGAAGATTATATGCATAATGATAAAATTGCATTTGCTTCAGTTCCTGACCGTGGTCTCTATCTTCTTCAATCTCATGGTATTCAATACACCTTCAATGAAATGGTAGGCATTCAAACTCATGATGGTTTGTATGATGAAGCAAATAAGAAGTACTTTATGGGATTCACTCCTGAAGTTAAACCACGTACTTCACTTCCTTATATTCTCCATTTTGCTGATATGATGGCTGCTCGTATTGAGTTTGAGCGTGAATGGTTACCTAGATTTAAAAATGGAACAGCTAAAGCAACTCCAATTAAAAAACCAACTAACACTCCTTCAGCTGTCAAGCAAAAAGCCCTTGGTTCAGTTAAAAGTGAAGGACTAAAAAGTTTATTAGATAGTATATGATAATTGCAATTATTATACTCTCGGTTACGGTCGTGATCTTAGGATACACGACCTTTAACCTTCTTAAGAAAAATGAAAAAGCTGAAGATGCTATTATTTCTTACCAAGAATATATTAATGGTCTAGGTAGTACTGTAGAATTTATCAATAAAAGAATTGATGAAATTGATTCTAGAGGTACTTTTAAAAGTGATGATGAAGTAGGTTTTTTCTTTGATAGACTTAAAATGTTAAATGATATGTTAAGACCTTACAACATTAAATTATGAGTGAAGAAGTAGCCCCTAAAAAGAAAAAAGGTGTACAATACTTTACTCAAGAAACAGAGGACGCTATTGTAAGATATAATAAAGCAACTAGTTCATTAGAAAAGGAAAAAATCTATCATAGATACATCCACTATCCATTCTTTAAACTTACTGAAAATATTATTCATACCTTTAAGTTTTATTATACAGAGGTAGAAAATATTGAAGATCTTCAACATGAGGTAATTACCTTCCTTTTATCTAAAATGCACTTGTATGACCAGACTAAAGGAGCTAAAGCATATTCTTATTTTGGTACAATTGCTAAACGATATCTAATTATATCCAACACGCGAAACTATAAGCGAAGAATTGATAAGGCACCTGTTGATGGTTTAGATGAAAATGAAAAATATTCCTACCAGATTGAAGAAACATTACAAGATGCTCATGATGATAAACTTTCTTATTATATAGATGAGTTTGCGGCTTACTGTACTGAAAATATTTTTGATTTATTCCCTAAAGATGAGGATGCTCAAATTGCAGATGCTATCCTAGAATTATTCCGTAAACGCGATAGTATAGATGTTTTTAATAAGAAAGCATTATATATCTACATTCGTGAACAAGTAGATGCTAAAACCCCTAAAATAACCAAAATAGCTAACCAACTATACGATATATTTAAATCTAACTATATACATTATTTAGAACACGGTTATGTAGAGTTTAAATAAATATATTTATAACCATGAGCCAGTTTGATAAAACCGTATTTGGTAAAAAGAAATTCTCTGATTTATTGGAGGAAATCTATGACAATCAAAAGAAAAAAGATAAGCAAATAAATGCTCTTATCAATGAACTAAAACCTATGATTGAAGAAATAGGTGACGCTACTCTTTTAGTTCCCTTAATTAAAGAATACCTAGAAATGGGCATCAAAAATGATGACCTATTAATTAAAATGGCAGCCCTAGCACAACGTGCTATGAATAGTGAAGCGACTGATGCTGGTTTAGGAATTTCAGATGAAGAAAAACAACAATTACTTGATGAAATAAACAAGTTTAAATCTGAGGAGTAATGGGATACCAATATGGGCAGGAGGGTAGCAATGTTATTGTAAATAATCCTAATACTAGTTATCAAACCAACTTAGGATTAGCAGTCAGCGGTCTTATCACTGTTGGTAGAGTAGTTGATATTATACTGGATGATACCCATTCTGAATATAGTACTTATGGTGAGGCTGGTATTGGACTTATAAAGTATCAACTTATAGATGCAGTTCCAGCTAATGTGGCTAATTTAAGCTCAATAGCAATACCTTTATTTACAAATATTAAAACCTATCCATTAATTAATGAGATAGTGTATATGATTGCTCTACCCACTATTATAGCTCAAGAGCAATTTGGGGCTAATACTTTATACTATTTCCCTCCAATAAACGTTTTCAATAATAACTATCTAAACGCTTTACCTTCAGCTTTAAATCCTAACACTTCTACTTCACCTTCAGAACAGAAAACATATCAGGAGGTAGATTTAGGTAGTAATTTAATTGTTACTAATACTACTCAAAGTATTAATTTAGGTAAGACATTCCCTATCATAGATAATATACATCCTCTAAAAGCATTTGAAGGAGATGTTATATATGAAGGTAGATTTGGTAATAGTATAAGATATGGTTCAACTGTATCTGGGTCTACTAATAACTGGTCTTCAACTGGTTCAAATGGTGATCCTATTACAATCCTTAGAAATGGTCAAGGTCAAGTAGAAACTGAGTTTAATTGGGATAGAATAACAGAAGATATTAATAGAGATGACTCTTCTATTTATCTTACCTCTACTCAAAACTTACCCATTAATGTTTCTAGTATTAATGATTACTTTAGTTACCCAGATGGGCAACAACCAACATCTCCTAATCAGTATGCTGGAAAACAAATAATTCTTAATTCAGGACGCTTAGTATTTAATACTACTCAAGACCATTTACTTTTTAGTTCAGCTAAATCTATTAATTTAAATGCTGTTGAGTCTATAAATTTTGACACAACAGGTCCTGTTACTTTACAAGCAGGTGAAGTTTATTTAGGATCTAAAAGTGCTACTGAGCCTGTTTTATTAGGTAATGCTACTGTTGATCTTTTATTTTCATTACTAGAAAATTTAGCTACTTTAACAGCTAACTTATCAACTCAGGTAGGAGTACCCCCAGGTGCTCCACTAGAACCTACTAGAACAGCAGCTACTCTAGTTAATAGTAATATAAATGATTTATTGTTAAATCTTGAAAGTTTAAAATCAAACTCTGTTAAGACTGTATAATGGCTACTCCTAAACAAATAGAGGAACAAAGATTACAAAGGGCTGCTGATAGAAGAGCAGCCCAACAGAGTATTGAATTAACTCAAATAGATCCGGCTTTAATCCAATCCAATACCCCAGATAATTTAAAACCTCAGGGTACGGGTAAATTAGGTAAAAAATTCTTAGATTTAGGTAAAAAGACTCTTAAACTTATTTTACCTAAACTTACCTCTTTAGCCTCAGAATTTGCCTTAGATCAATTTAATCAAGCTAAAGACCAAGCAACTAGCCCAGAAGCTATAGCTCAATTAAAAGCTCAATATTGTCCTAGCCCTCAAAGACTACAACAATTAGTCGAAATGAGAAACAATATAGTAGGTCAATTAAATACTATAGGGAACCAAGTTAGTACTCTAAATAGTAGTGTAACTAATCTACAAAGTCTAATCACTACTCTACAAAATATTATTTCAGTTGAAACATTAGCTAAAATAGGAATTTCAGCTGCTGCTAAATTTTTACCTACAGTACCTGGATTTGTACCTTCAATATTAAATGATTTGGAAACTATTGATGATGAAGTTATACCTGTTGTAGATAAAAACGCAGCTATATTTAGTGGTATTTCTTTACCATTTAGTATCTTATCAGCCATTATTAATAAAATAGTTAAAGCTTTGCAATCTTTAGATTCTTTAATTAGTTTATGTTTAGAAGGTAGTGGACTTAATCTTCAATTAGATCCTATATCTGAGGTTATACAAGTAGTATCAAATGAAGTTGATAAGGCTGCAACCAATGATGGATCTTATAAAGGATTTATTTTTAAAGTAGAAGAAGTACCTTTTAGTCCTACTGTCACTCGTAGAAGAGCTTTAGCTCTTAATCAATCAGGAATTATATTATTACAAACTGGATTATCTTTTACTACGAGTAATCAAACATTAATCGATGAACTTAAGCTAATTATTGACAGAGATAATTTAAAAGCTTACTAAATTCAATATTTATAACAGATGAAACCAAGTGAATTAAAATCATTTATCAAAGACGCAGTTAGAGAAGCTATCCAAGAGGAATTAAAAGATATCCTTTTGGAAGCAGTTCGTGCTCCTAAAGCTCCAATCATTGAAACTCCAGTTGGAGTAGGTGGTTATGGAACAGTAACTACAACACAATCCCCACAAAAATCCACAGCTGAAAAAAGAGCTATGATGGAAAGTATTATAGGAGATATGAGAAGAGGTCAAGATACTCTTTCATTTAACTCAATGGATGCTAGAGGAATGGGCATAAACCAAACAACCCTTCAAGTAGCCCCAGGTATGAATACCTCAGGTGAAGGTACATCACTCCCAGCAGGTAATGTAGGTCTAGATATGATTATGGGCTTAATGAATAAAAAATAATGGCAACTCAAATTATTCCAACGCTTAACCCAATAGATAGAAGCAAGAGAAATGCTATAGGATTTACTTTACCTTTTTATAACACTCAACCCTTTACTTCTAACTATACAACTCAACAAGCACTTAGGAATAATATCATCAATTATATGATGACTAATAAGGGAGAACGTATTTTAAATCCTAATTTTGGAGCTGATTTAAGAAGACAAGTATTTGAAGCTATGGAATTAGGAGAAACAACAGGACTAACAGATCTTATCTCTTCTCTCTTAACTAGACAGTTCCCTGAAATCAATGTAATAAGTGTTACTTCAGATCCAGATCCAAGTCAAAACTATGTAAATATTCAAATAGCATATAGTTTCCAAAATCAAGTTGAAGTACTCAACGCTAGTATATAATTAAGATGGCCATTAAAAGAAATCTAACATACCTAAATAAGGACTTTACTGAGTTCAGGAGTAGTTTAATAAACTACGCCCGTACTTATTTTCCTACAACTTATAATGACTTTAGTCCTTCATCACCTGGTATGATGTTGATTGAAATGGCTTCTTATGTAGGGGATGTAATGTCTTTCTATTTAGACAATCAGTACCAAGAAACGTTTTTACAGTATGCTAGACAAGCAAATAATGTATTTGACTTAGCTTATATGTTTGGTTACAAACCTAAAGTAACAGGTGTAGCTACTACTGATATTGATTTCTATCAAAGAATTCCAGCTTCAGGAAGTACTTATGTTCCTGATTTTAGATATGCTTTAATTGCTTCAGCCAATTCTACTATTCAATCTAATTTAAATAATAATATAAGTTTCCTAGTAGAAGACCCAGTAGATTTTACAGTTTCATCTTCAGGTGATCTTACAGAAATAACTGTATATGCTACTAATGCTGGTAATCCTTCAGAATATCTTTTAAAGAAAACTCGTAGAGCTATTTCAGCTACTATTAATACTACCACATTTACTTTTACAACTCCTCAAGAGTTTGCTACTGTATCTATTACTGATGATAATATTATAGGTATTTTAGATATAGTAGACTCAGATGGTAATGAATGGTATGAGGTTGATTACCTAGCTCAAGAAATGGTTTATACCTCTATTAAAAATACCAATGTAAATAATCCAACTTATTATACAGATGGTTCTAATACTCCATACCTCTTACAGTTAGAACAAGTACAAAGAAGATTTGTCACTCGTGTTTTAAATGAAACTACCCTTCAAATCCAATTTGGAGCTGGTACTTCAGCTGATACAGATGAGGTAATTGTACCTAACCCAAATAATGTAGGTTTAGGTTTACCATTTGAAAAAAATAAGTTAACAGCTGCTTACTCACCTACTAACTTTATTTTTAATAATACTTACGGTATTGCTCCTTATCAAACTACTTTAACAGTTAGATATTTAACAGGTGGTGGAATTAGTTCAAATGTTCAAGCAAATACTTTAACTACATTTGCCGGAACTTTAAATTTTACCACTTATAATTTATCAGGTGCTCAAACATACTTTGACTCATTTGCTGTTAATAATCCTAAAGCTGCTACTGGGGGTCAAGATGGTGATACATTAGAAGAGATTAGACAAAATGCTTCTTCTAATTTTGCATCACAGCTTCGTAATGTAACTCAAGATGATTACTTAGTTAGAGCACTTTCAATGCCTGCTAAATATGGAGTAGTTTCTAAAGCTTTTATTGAACCTACTAAAGAACAAAATGTAAGTCAAGGTGAATTACCTTCAACCTTAGATTTATATATTCTTTCTTCAAACAACCAAAATCAATTAGTTACAGGTTCAGCTGCTTTAAAACAAAATTTATCTACTTATTTATCTCAATATAGAGTTATAGGAGACACTATTAGTATTAAGGATGCCTTTATTGTAAATATTGGTGTAGATTTTGATATCATTACTCTACCTGAGTATGTTAATAGTGAAGTTCTAACTAATTGTATTTCAGAATTACAGGCTTATTTTGCTATTGATGAATGGCAAATTAATGAACCTATTGTTTTAAGAGAGTTATACCTTTTACTTGATAGAGTTGAAGGAGTTCAAACAGTAAAAAATATAGTAATATCAAATAGAGTAGGAACAATAAATGGTTATTCCCAGTATGCTTATGATGTTACAGGAGCTACTATTTCAGGAGTAATTTATCCTTCAATTGATCCTATGATTTTTGAAGTAAAATACCCTCAAAGTGATATTCGTGGTAGAGTAGTACCTTTATAATTAAGAAACAATGGCAGTATATAAAATATTCCCTACCCAAGACGCTACAATCTACTCAGCTTATCCTAGTCAAAATACAGGATTAGATGAGATATTAGATGCTTCTACTAACTTTTTAACAGGCAGTGTTCAAGTAAATGGTGAACTGCCTCAAACTTCTCGTTTCTTAATTCAATTTGCTAGTAGTGATTTATCTTATGTTTCTCAAAGTTTAATTGGAAACAAACAATGGACTGCTGATTTAAAAATATTTGTAGCTAATGCTACTTATTTACAAACAGACACTACAATTTTAACTAATGCTGTATCTGGTTCTTGGAATATGGGAACTGGTAAGTATATGGATGACCCTGAAGTACAAAATGGTGTTTCTTGGGTTTGGAGAACTTACTCAGGAAGTAATGCTTGGTTAACTGCTAGTTATGCATCAGGTACAACCGGTTCTTATGATCCTAACAATACACCAGGTGGTGGTGTTTGGTGGACTGGAAGTCAAGCTAGTCAAGTATTTTCTTATAGATCAGATCTTGATATAAACTTTGGAGTTAAAAATATAGTAGAACGATGGAATAGTGGTTCCTGGTCTAATAATGGTTTTATTGTTAGACAAGATCCATCTCAAGAGTTTGTTGATAATATTAATCAACAAATTACTTTAAAATATTTCTCAGTAGATACCCACACTATCTACCCTCCATGTCTAGAATTTAAATGGAAAGACTTTAGTTTTATTACTGGCTCATTAACCCAAATTACTGGGTCAAATCCATATGTTTCTTTAGCCAATAATCCAGGATTTTTCTATAGTGAGAGTATTCAAAGATTTAGACTAAATGTTCGTCCTCAATTCCCAGCTAGAGCATTCCAAACATCCTCTATCTATACTACAAATTACTACTTACCATCAGGTTCTTCATATTGGGCTATTAAAGACTTAGACACAAATGAATATATAGTAGAATTTGATCCAACTTATACTTTAATTAGTACAGATCCTTCTGGTAGTTACTTTGATGTTCATATGAATGGTCTTCAACCTGAAAGATACTATCAGATACTTATCCAGAGTACTATATCTGGGAATACTATAGTATTTGATAATGAGTATTATTTCAAAGTTATTAATGGATAATGGATCAACAAGTTAATTTAACTAAACAGGTATTTGAGAAAAGACAGTATGATAGAACTATCAATACGTCTTTTACTCAACTAGTATCTCCTACTTTAGACCCAACTGGGTCTAATTTACCTACAGTTGATCAATTCTTTGATTTTTATAATCAGTTATTCTTTGATATACCCAAATTTGGAGAAGTAAATTCTCATGAGTACCTTATCAAGACTAGCCAAGAATACATTGGTGCTACAGCTGTCATAACAGACGAATTACAAGCCCTAATTGATGAGGTAACTGAATTAAGGCAGGCTAATTTAGATCTAAACCAGCAAGTACTAAATCTACAGTCTAGTGTTAGTAACATCAGTAATATACAAATATGAGTGAATTAGTAAACATAACTCAAGTTAATGCGGTAGATTTTACCTACCAGGACTATTCATCCCAAGATGAAACACTAATTCCTTCTTTTGAGGTTTCTTCTAGCTTCAACCAAACCACTGACACTGTAGAGTTTTATCTGTATGATTATAACTCTAATATTATTTTCTTAGACTATAATTTCACTGATTATAGAGTTATAGATAATATTTTAGTAATCAACCCAGAACAGGATGTTTTAAATTATGTTGGTGAGGATGGACTATATTATCTCGCGTATAACTTCTTATCTAATCGTCTTAATTCATCAACTGATAACCCATACTATATTAAGGAAATCTCAACAGATAGAACGGAATTAAGACTAGACTCTAATGTTATATCCAATTTAGATATAATAACAAGCACTGCTCTTTTTACAGAAGAAATAAATTTAACTACTTATAAATTAGATTTTTATCTAAATTTTGGAGCAAATAATCTTGTTATAGCTAATAACATTTTATTAGATACTTCATCAATTGATGATCCTACAGTTCTAATTAAACTTTATGAACCACTACCTCAACAGTTTGGTTTAAAAGACGAGTTATGGGTTGCTATTGAAGTATCAGCTCCTTTAGCTTATGAGGCTACTTACCAGGATATTTTAGATATTCAGGAAGATATAATTCAGTTAAAAGGTCCTAATGTTAACTTAAACATTAATGACCAAATTAACAACTCAACAGATTATTTAAGTCAATCTAATCTTAAAACATCTGTCACTTCAAGTTACCAATACCAATTAAATTCATATTTAGCTGGTAGAGGATTACAGATTAATATAGATTATGATGATTTCAGTAATTTTATATTTTTCTCTTCAGCTCAAAAACGTATTGAAAACTTCTATTATAAACTTCAATTAATTGAAGAATATCAAGTTAGTAGTAGTTTATCAGGTACAACCCCATCAAATACTTTTGCTTCAGCTAGCCAAGATGTATGGCAGTTAAAGATACAAGATATTTTAGATAACTTTGACCATTACGAGTACTATTTGTACTATGAGTCAGGTTCAAGTGCTTGGCCTAAAACTAACCCAGTAACAGGTCCTCCTTACATCAATGTTACTACTAATTCAGTACTTGGATTAGCTTGGCTTACTGAGTATTTAGCTTCAGGTTCAGTATATGATAATAATAATGATAATTATCTTTATAACTCAATACCTACCTATATAAACCAAGATGTTCAAAACCAGCCTTTAGAGTTGTTTGTAGACATGCTTGCACAAAGCTTTGATGATACTTGGATTTATTTAAAAGATGTTACTAATAAATGGGATGCTGATAACCGTATCAATTATGGTGTCTCTAAAGATATTGTAGCTGATATTATTAGAGATTTAGGGGTTAAGATTTACCAAAATAACTTTAGTGTAGCTAACTTATATGAGGCTTTCTTAGGATTTGATCCTTCAGGTAGTTATACTTTCCCATATGATGCTACAGGTTCTTTACCTGTACCTACAGGATCAGGATTAGAATATGTAAACAATTACATTACTTCTTCTGCTGATGCTGTACCTCTAGATGATGTAAATAAAAGAATCTATAAGAGAATTTACCATAATTTACCTTACTTACTTAAAACTAAAGGTACATTAACTGGTCTTAATACTTTAATTGGACTATATGGTATCCCTAATACTATCTTAAGAGTAAATGAGTTTGGTGGTAAAGATAAACTTAATGTTAATGACTGGGACTACTGGCAAAGAATATTTGACTATAGTTTAAATACTAGTACAGTAGCTAGTGCTGTTTCTTCAAGTTGGAGTTTAAATAGTGCTTGGTCTTCACCTAATAATGTTCCTGCTTCTGTACAATTTAGATTTAAATTACCTTCAACTGGTTCTTCAGGAGCTGTAACTTATGCTGTAGCTAATAATGATACAGTTTTATGGTCATTAGATAGTGGTTCAAATGTAGCTGTAGTTTTAGAGTATACTGGTTCAGGATTTGCTTCAAGTTCATATTCAGGCTCTATTGTAGATCCGTTTTATCAGTACGGTACTTTAAAGTTCAGTGCAGATGGTGGTACCACATCAGCAAGTGTTTATCTACCGTTTTATAACGGAGATTGGTGGTCAGTTATGGTCACTCGTAATGGACAAAACTTTAATCTATATGCTGCCAATAGTATCTATAATGGTGATGATGGAGCTCAAATAGGATATATAGCTTCTTCTTCTTTATCAAATGCTGCTGGTGTAGCTAACTGGACTGGTAGTACTACTTCTTATTTTAGTGCTTTATCAAGTTCAATTTCTTTAGGAGGAAATACTTACACTAAAACTTCAGGCTCATACCAAGAAGTAAGATACTACACAACTACCCTCAATGTTGGTCCTTTCCAAGACTATGTAATGAATCCTCAATCAACTGAGGGTAATGGGGTTAACACTACTCCTGATACTTTAGCATTTAGAGCAGCTTTAGGAGGTGAATTATATACTTCATCAATTTCAATCCATCCTAAAGTAACAGGATCTTGGATTACTACTTCATCATTTGCTTCAAATAGTAATTTCAATATTGGTAGTGGTACTTCATTTGTAGTAAATAGAGGATATACTTTTTATGACCAACCTATAGCAGGTATTCAAAATGCTATATCAAATAAAGTTAAAACAGAAACTTTAATTTTACCTGAAGGTAATACATTATCAGCTTTTAGATCAATCCAACAAAATTCTCCATTAACAGGTAGTTACACTAGAAATGTTAATTATGTTGAAGTAGCATTTTCTCCTCAAAATGAAATAAATGAGGATATAATGGACCAGATTGGGTTCTTAAACCTAGGTGAATATATTGGTGATCCAAGACAAGTATCCTCTTCAGCTACTTCTTACCCAGACTTAGATGCTTTAAGAAATATCTATTTTGAAAAGTATGCAAGTAACTATGACATAACTGATTATATAAGACTTATCAAATATTTTGATAATTCCTTATTTAAGATGATCCAGGACTTTGTTCCTGCAAGATCAGGTCTAGCTGCTGGGGTAGTTATTAAACAACATTTACTTGAAAGAAGCAAATATCCAGTGCCCCAGCTTGATACATACACTACAACTTCTTTTGCAGGTAGTGGAAGTGGAAATATAACATGGAATGTTCCTTTTACTAGCCAAGACATAACTATAACAGGTTCAATTGAAATGGTTTACATAACTGGTAGTACAGGTGGTACTTTTAACCAGTTTAATGGCTTAACTAATGAATGGCAGGTAACTCAAAGTTGGACTGGAGTTGATGTTGGTCCTTTAGGGGATGTAGCTTTTACTCAATCTAACCAAGAGGAATTCTATAATGGTGAATTAAGTGGTTCAGATTATGTAGTTACAAATGGTGAGTTAAATGAGGCAAACATATTTAAGAATCCTAGTACAGTTCCTGTTCAATTTGATGTCTATGAATATACTGCTAACCAGGATCTATCATCTAATACTACTTCAGAGAATGCTTTCTTAGCTCTTCAACCTGGAAATGGTGAATTATATATCTATAATGCTTATGATACTTCATTAGTTCCTAATACTACATATGGTAACAAATGGATTATTATATCTAAGCAAGATGTTAATGGTTTAGACGTCACTATAAGTTTACAAGAAGTATCTGTTGTATCATTTGCTTCTTCAGTTAATGGAGCTAAAACATTTGCAGTAGTATCCATTTCTGAAAAAGCAAATTATTTTATATTACTTTTAGCTTCTGATAAGGTTAATTATAGTGTAAGTACTCAAGGACAAAATGCTGGATCATTTGTTACTGTATTAGAACCATTTAATTCATTAGTTTTCTATAATTCAGATGATAACCCACTATTTAATAATTCAATAGAAGCTAGAGAAAGTACTCACTTCTTTGGAGTTGATTATAGTAATGGTATTTTAATTCCTACTAACCAACAAGCCATTTTAAGTGGTTCAGCTGTTCCAGCTGATGTACAACAGTACAACTGGTATTTAAAACGTAGTACTTTACCACGTTATGATGGTTCTAGATTATTTGCTCAAAACTATAATACATGGAGCTTAGGTGATGAATCTTATGGTAAAGATCCTGTTATAAACTATAATGGTAATGTTGCATTTGATGTTACCTTTGTAGGAGGTACTTACCCTGAAATGATTTTAGGTACAGCCCTTAATGTAATCAGAGCAAATATCTTTACTTCAGTTTCTCAAAGCACTATAATAGACCAAAATAATCCAGAGACATTTAATTTTATGGTTGACCAATACTTAGGTTTTAGTCAATCAGCTCAAATCTTCTCTAATGATGTTTCTCCTATTAAGGATAACAATATTCAAACTGTAGATGGTACAATTGGGTGGCCTGGTAACTCAGTTTATTTTGTCCCAGCTCAACAAACATTTGGATTAATTGGATCATTTGGTAATCCTAATTTGAGTGGTTCTCTATTATCCACTACTTATGGGGGTATTGTTTGGTACAATGCTGGTTCAGGACCTGCAGGTAATCCTAGTGTTGATAGAGGTTCAGTACTTTATAAACAAGTAGTAAATGATGATGATCAATATGCTACCGGATCTGTTTTTTCTAGTGTAGCTTCTGCTTCATTTGAAATTAGTGAAAGTTTAAATGCTGGTAATAGATGGTTTGTTACTTTATATACTCAATCAAATTACCCACTTCAAACCTTTATTGAAGCCACTGAAACTGATCCTTTATATCCATTTAATAGTGGTTCAGCTTATGATCATAGTGAAGAATTTAGTTTAGCATCTCAAGGTGTTTATGAAATTGATAGTGTTATTAGTTTAGGTTCTCTTTCAGGTGGATATGATTCTCAATTATGGAGATTTAAAACAGGTTCAGGCTATCAAATTCCAGAAACTCGTCCTATTGGAATTGATGGATTAGGTAATTATCCTACAGGAAGCAGCTTAGCTGCCTTAGTATGGAGAGCTAATCCATTCCCACAACCTGTTATTTTTGAATATCGTTCAGATTATTTCCCTTCAGGTATTGGTGAACAAGGAGGATATGCCATCCCAGATGATTTTGATAATAACTTAAAAGGAGCATTGTTTGCACTTCAAACTAAAGGAGTAACACCTGTAGTGAGTAATTTCCAAGTGGTAAATACTATACCTTCAACAACTAATATTAGTACAGGAGCAGGAGCTGCTGGTGGTAGCTCAGGTCCCTTAAACCCAGATGGTAGTTTCTCATAATGTTCTATTATAAAAGAGGAATGATAGAAATAACAGATCCTTGGGAAAGGCCAAGTAAAGAAAGCTTTGAGTCTTTCCTAATGGACTTTAAACAACTTAAAGGCATTCAAAATTATCAAGTATATTTAGTTGGAGCTTTTTGTGAAAATTACTATTTAGGGACTGATAGAGAAACTTGGGACGTTGATTTAATATTAAGAGGTGATATTCAAGATTATACTGAATTAAAAAATATTTTAGATCAAGCTATAGAAATTGGATTTAAATATAATATTTTAGTAGACATATCTTGGAGAAGTAATCTTCCTAACTTAAACTTGTTTTCCCAAGAAAAAATTATTACCTACACCAGTGCAGAACAATATACTCTAGATACTGAATGGGTTCAAACAGTTGAAGGAAATATTAAAGAAATAATATCAGGGTTATACCATGTAGAATTTAATCCTGAAAGAGCATATAATAAATTTATAACTAAAAAATATACATTACCTTACAAGGAATTGGAATTATAACATATTTATAATAAAATCTAGATTAAACAAATGGGATATTTAAATAACTCAGTAGTAACCGTTGATGCTATCTTGACAACTAAAGGTCGTCAGTTATTAGCACAAAATGATGGTCAATTCAGAATTACACAGTTTGCTTTAGCAGACGATGAGATTGACTATACTCTTTACAACCCAAACCAACCTTCAGGTTCCGCTTATTACGGAGAAGCTCTTGCGAACATGCCTTTATTAGAGGCTTTTCCTAATGAGACTCAAGTAATGAAATATAAGTTGGTTACTTTACCTCGTGGTACAGCTAAAATGCCTATTCTAGATTTAGGTTACTCAGCTATTGTAATTAAACAAGGTGCTAACTTAGCAATTACTCCTCAAACTCTAAACTACACAGGTGGTAATCAGGTTGAAACTTCAGGTTACACATTCACTATCTCAGATGTTAGATTGTTTAATACTTTTGAAGCAGTAGGAATTAATAACCCAGCAGTTCAAGCCCTTAATTTAGCTAACCAAACACAAACCTTAGGTACTACAGTATCTAGAACAGTAGTAGGTACTACATTGAACATGAGAGCAACTACAGTTAATACTTTATTTGGTTCAAATTCTCAATTACAAGCTACTCTAACAGTTGAAGGTAGAGACTCAGGTGCTAGAATCACTATCCCAGTAACAGTAACTAAAGTATCTTAATTATGTCATTTAAAAGATTAGAAGCAGACGATTTTGTAGTATCAACTGATTCCATTACAGCTGGAATGTGGGTTGGTGATATAGCTACATTAACATACTTTTTTACTTCCTCTACCCAAGCAGCAGGAGCATCAGGTGATTATTACCTAAACGTTTATTCTTCATCAGCTGCAACTGATATTCAGTTTGCAATTGCTTATGCAAATGAAAAAGGTAGTGGTTCTTTAGCTTATAACACAGCTGTTAATGGATATTCTCCTACAGGTACAATTTATGGACAATACCAAAACCTTGTATTAGGTGATGAAAACGCCGCTTTCATATTTGGTAATGTTACTAGCTCAGATTTCTTTGCTTTATCAATTGAAAGAAGTAGATTTAAAGAAGCAATTTTACCAGGTTCACTTACTTTAAAAGTAGCTGGTAGTACTAGAACACTTACTTTAACAGATGATAGTGCTTACACTACAACTGTAATGTATGGTGAAGCTGGTAGAATCTATAATATTATTTCAGGATCAGCTGGTGTTAGAAATACTTCAGTAAATTCTAATGGTTGGACTTCATCCTCAGGTTCATATGGTTGGTTATTACCTGATATCGGAACTATCCTATTAAATGGTGCTGCTTTAGCTGCTCCAAGTGCCTCAGGTGGTGCTAACTTCTTATACAGTGGTTCAGCTTCAGCCTCAGCAGCTCCTAATACATCTCCTAATGTAGCTTTATATTTAGGAATTTCAGGCTCTTCAGCTAAAACATTTACTCTAAATTCTCAAGAGTCAGTTACTTCAGACTTTATCTTTGTAAGACCAAGAAGCTCAGAATTTAATTACTCAGAGAATCCATCATTTATCTCAGGTTCAACTGGTGAAGTATTGTATAGCTCATTTATCAATAATCCACAAGTGTATATTACTACAGTTGGTTTATATAATGATAATAATGAATTGTTAGCAGTAGCTAAAATGTCTAGACCACTACTTAAAGACTTCACTAAAGAAGCCCTAATCCGCGTTAAGCTAGACTTCTAATGAATGGGCATCGCTTACAAACAATTCCTAGCTTCTGATATAATAGTATCTCCATTTGAGGTAAATAAGGGGTTTTCCTTTAAACAAAGTGAATGGGGTACAAATGTTCAGATAGATAGATTTTTAGGTACTAGTGGTTCTTTTGAATTTAATCAAACTACTACAGGTACCCTATCTACACAATATCAAGTACTGGTTTATAATTCAACTAAAGAATTATATTATTCAAACTTCTTAACTCAAAGTTATGGAGATATAGCTCAAACAGCTAGTTTAGTACCTGGAAATGATACTGCTGGGGATGTTTTAGTAGGACCTACTAATTCAACAGGTAGATATTTTAATTATTTACAATCTACACTTACAGCATCAAGATATTTCCCAACAGGTTCAGGAGATGAAGTAGCAGTTGTTTCTGTATCTTCTAAACTATTTGGTAATTACATTCAACCTTATTCTTTTATCTTTGACTATTCTTCTAGCTTTAAAGCCTATGATGATGGAGAAGGTAATCTTTATAGTTCAGCTAGTTTTAGCTGGGTGTCAAATGAATTAGAATATTTTTACTATTCTGAGTCTTTAAATTTTGTATCATTTGCTGATGCTTCTCAAATTACATTAGATACACCTACATCAGTTCCTGCCGGGTATACCTTTGATTCTGCATCATGGACAGGACCTACTAACAAAACTCCGTTTAGAGACACTTCCAATATTGCATTTCAAGCAATTAATAATCAAGGAATTACTTTTGATACAGGTAGTGGTGTAATGACTACAGATGGTTCTGTTTGGACTTTCGTAGACCCATCCCCAGAAACTGGTCCTATAGTAGTAACTTGGGTATCTAGCTCATTTATAGTAAAATCAGTTTCAGCTGATGAAAATGTAGGTAATATAATTTATCCACATGGAATGGCTATTTTTACAAATCAAAATATCCCATTATCTAGTATTACTACTTTAGCAAATGCAACCTGTTCATTCTCTTCCTCACTTACAATTTACGAAACACAATACAAGTGTACTATAAGAGAAAATGAATTTAATTTTAGTCTAAATCCATCTCTAATCTCAGGTTCAACAGATGGAACAACTTACGGATATGTAACTAGTTCTTATTTTAGCCCTTATGTTACAACAGTAGGTTTATATGATGAATTTCAAAACCTTCTAGCGGTAGGAAAATTAGCCCAACCATTACCTACTACTGCAACTACGGATACAACTATTCTTATTAACTTAGACCGATAAAAAATGTGGACTTATAAAAACGAACCTATGGAGGCACTCTCCTCATTCCCTGAAGGGACCTTTGGTTTTATTTATAGGGTTGTTCATATACCAACAGGTAAAACCTACCTTGGTAAAAAAGTTTTATTCCATCAAAAGAAAGTAAAACTCACTAAAAAGGAACTACTAGAGTATACTCACGTGGCTGGCCGTAAACCAGCCTATAAGCTAGCTATGAATGAATCAGATTGGAAAACCTATTATGGTTCAAATAAGGAAATTGTAGCTATGTTAAAAGAGGGTAAGCACGATGAATTTAAACGTGAAATTTTACATTTGGCCCCCTCAAAAAAGTTATTAACTTACTACGAGACAAAATATTTGTTTGTATATTCAGTACTTGAAAAACCAGAGGAGTTCTACAACGACAATATCTTAGGCAAGTTCTTCACCAAGGATTTTTTATCCTAAATATTTATTCTTATATTTATAACAAAGTTAACTCTAGAGGAAATGGAAGAATTTAGTCGCATGCAAAAATTAGCTGGGATTCAGTTAGATGAGGCTCAGGATAAAGTTAAAATTAGCGATGAAGATATGGCGTCTTTAAAGGCGTTTAATCAAAGTATAGAAGATCTAAAAGCAGAAACTAAGTTAAAAATATCTCAATTAATAAAGCAACAAGAAGAAAAAACATCTGAGTTAGCTGATAAGTATTTAGGAGATTATGAAGGTCAAGGTGACCCTCAACAATTTGAACCTTATGTAGACTATTGGTATAAAACTATAGAATGGCGTAAAAGACCTTCAGATAGTGAAAAATATTATGCCTCAATGAGAGGATAAATTAAGCTTGGGAAACCAAGCTTTCTTTTTTATCTTACCGCGTATGGTAAATCAACTAGTTGCAAACTTAGTCAATTCAGTCCTAGGACATGGCAAACCTACTGCTCGAGGCAATCAGGCTCATACTTGTCCATTCTGCCATCACCATAAACCTAAACTAGAAATTAACCTAGATGAAAATGCCACTCACTATCAAAAGTGGCATTGTTGGGCTTGTAACAAAAAAGGAAGTAGACTCCTTAGCCTATTTAAAGCAATTGATGCCTCTATAGATAAAATAGAGGAACTAAAGTCCCTAGTTGGATCCGGGTTTAGAATTATAACCCAAGAGCAAAAGACCGATCTCAAACTACCAGAAGAATTTAAACCACTGTCCGAAATTACAGAAAAGGACATTGTAGGTAGACATGCCTTAGCTTATCTAAAGAAACGAGGCGTTAGTAAACATGATATACTTAAATACAATATAGGGTATTGTGACGGTGGTGCCTTCGACAAGATGATCGTTATACCATCGTATAATAACGAAGGTAAATTAAATTACTATGTGGCTCGCAACTTTAATCCTAACTCTAAGGTAAAGTATAAGAATCCTGCATTAAGTAAAAACATTGTACCTTTTGAACTATATATTAACTGGTCTTCACCTCTTATTTTATGTGAGGGACCATTTGATGCTCTAGCTATCAAACGAAACGCTATTCCACTATTAGGAAAACATATCCAGGATAGCTTAATGAAAAAAATTGTAACATCAACTGTAAAGCAAATCTATATTGCCCTGGATAAGGATGCTATGAAGGATGCTTTACGTTTTGCTGAATTATTATTAAACGAGGGTAAAGAGGTTTACCTCGTAGACTTAGATGAAAAAGATCCAAGTGAAATGGGTTTTGAACACTTTACAAACCTTATCCAAAACACTCAGCCTCTAAACCAATATGGTTTGATGGCTAAAAAACTCCAATTAGTATGAGTAAAAGAAATATTAAGCACTCCTATGATCGTATCTTAGAGATCTCAGAAGATGCTAAACAAATTACAATGCCAGACTCACGTTACTACAGACGTAACGGGAAATACT